TACCAAATTCAAAATTATGTCTTAACCTTGAAATCACATATCTACCAGTTAATCTTTCATCATATAAATCTTCTTCTTCATTGTCCGTATCAGTTTTTGCTTTATATACATTTAATCTAATTATATCTGATGCTTGAATTGATAAATTACCTACCATTTTTATTGTCATACCCATTCTATCTAGAAAAGACATCTTATGATTTCTAATTAATAAATTTTCACTTACTGAAGATTCTTCAAAAGGATAAATTGTATTTGGGTAAGGATTTATATTGTGTACTGAACCTTTTGGAGTATTATATCCAGATGTGGATTGTAAAGTTAAATATGAATCGTGAAAATCTTCTACTGTTTTACCGTCTTCATCAACAGAACTTGATATCGGAAATACTGGGTGTCCAGTTTCACCAATACTGTTTTCTATGTCATTTTTTTTGGAAAACGCATCAGAATATTTAAACTTTAAATCGTGGTAAGTTTTATTGTATATGTCGTGTAATATCATTCGTGAAGAATACATTCCGTTTAAAGTATTTAACAATACACTATTACTTATATTATCATTGTCTTCTACTTGTCCTAATTGTCTAATTATATTTGCTTGAACTTGTGAGGACTTTGATGGTTTATTATCATATGTGTCTGATGCACCCAGTGTAAATGTTGTTTTTGTGTTTTGTCTATTGATACTATCAAAAGATAAAAAATTTAAACCTTTTATAGTTTCAAAAAATACAAATGGTGAATCTTTTTTAGTTTTAGCTCTTTGTGCAATCATCTGAATTGCAGTCAAAGGTTTTAAGTTTGGTATAACAATCCTCTCTAATCCAACAGATGAGTCTGATATGAGTGTTTTATCACTACCTAAAAATTGTTTTTCTTTAACCAACCTTCTGATAATTTCAGTCATATTACCAGAAAAACTTTGAGATATTCTGGTTCTTGAATTTCTCATGTACTCTCTTGTTGCAAGAGTAAAAGATACTATTCTTCCTTGTCCCTCATCTCCTTGTCTGATTGATGTAACAACAAGTGGGTCTTTTGTGAAATCTAAAGAAACATCTTCATCTGATGGTGTTACAATTTTTAAATAACAAAACTCATTACCCACTAATGAATCTCTTAAAACTATATCATTAGTATCAAGAACAGTTATATGACAAGTAAGAAATCCTTGATTTATGTCTTCAAAAACACTGATTGCAACGAGAGCTTGTACAAGGTCAAGCGGTTGTCCGTGATGAGTTAATATTTTACACTCTTCAACTTCAAATGTTCCACTATAATTATAATTATTTTGTACCATTATGCATCACTTTGTAATAAAGTTCTTAGCTCTTTCCTAATTTGATTTACAAATTCTTTTCTTACTAATCTTATTTTACTATATTCAGTTTGTAAATTTTCTTCATACTCTCTATTTGTTACTGCACTTACCGTATCACCACTGTGTCCAGTTGAATCTAAACCTATATTTATTTTTACAGTTGTATCGCCAGACTTTTGACTTATTTCAAAATGGTGTGTTGCAAGTGGATTTGCATATTTTTCACTTAGATATTCTTCAAATGCCCTAACACTCATAGGCCACTGATGATATCTATCAACTATATTATTTGCATACAATACTAACCAATGTAATTCTGCACTACCATAAAAATCAAATGCAACATCTTCTGGTTTTTCGCCTGGTTTGACTTGATAAAAATCAAATAATAAAACATTATCTTTTACTAAATCATTAATTTTAACTCTTCTTAAAAGATGAGTAAATAATTTTGGATTACCATCACCTACTACATCATATATTAATGTTTCAAAGTTCTGAAAGTATGCCATTAAAAACCCCTTGCGAGTACATTGTTTTGTGTGACTATTTCTAATTCTTTAAACTGAAGTGTCATTTCTGTTTGAACTGGAGGTGCTTTTAATCCGTCTGGAGTTCCTGCTTCTGCCATAGATGGGTCAAATGTTTGATATCTATCACCACCATATTTTACATTCATATTTTCTAGTACACAAGTTGATATTTTATTGATGTATTCATTTTCTTTACCATCACTCATCATATATTTTATATCAAAAACATCTGGAGTTACAAATGTTCTTGATGTTGTTACATCACCTAAAATTTCTGGTAACATATGAAATTTAAATCTTCTAATGATATTATAAACAGCTCTTGCCTCTTGTGAACTTTTAGGTAGAAATTTAAAATTAAATGTAAAACTTCTTTTTGCTAAACCAGAAAAAATTAATTCTATTCTATTATTTACAACCTTACCAGCCCTTGCAAATAATATTTCTTTAAAACCTTTTGCAACAGTATCAGCAGCACCTATGAGTAATTTATCAATAAGTCTTTGATTTTTTAATAATTCGGTGGTTGCCGCTCCAACCTTTTTACCTTCTTCTGCTTTATTAAAAGCATCAATCGCACCCATCACGGCAGTTGTACCCACACCTATTTCTTCTTCAGAGTATTGTGGGTCATATGATACTTCAACAGTTGGTGGCATAAACAACTTTATTAAACTTTGTAGTCTACTAACTGGTGCTCTCGCAAAAGTTTGATTCCTAATTCTAACATTTTGTTGTTGAATTCTTTTTACTTCAGCTGCGCCAGTGATAAATGGATTACGACCAAGTTCTTGTGCTGCCCTACTTCCTCTACCTTCATCTAATGCATTTTGTGCTTTACTACTTAACCCTGGCACTAAAGTAAATACACTTCCATTTCTACTTACAACAACATCTCTTGCAACAGCAGAATTACTTATTAGTGTGTTTATATCTAAAACTTCATCAGTAGTTTGTTTTGGTAACTCACCAAATTTTATTGAACCTACATCTTGTTCTAGTATTTCAAATTGTATGTGATGTCCAGCTGGTGTCATACCACCATCATTACCAGCGTTTAAAGGATATTGTAAAATTTCTTGACTAAATTTATTTTTTCTAATATTTTGGTCAAGACTAACTCTTTCTGTAAATGGGTTACTTTGTGACTCATTAGTAATTTCCTCATTACTATTAGTTCCCATTGCGATATCTTTGTAATTTAGAACCATATAAATATTCCTATGAGTTATAGTGGTCGTTATATTCCCTCTAACAAAAAAAAGTATAAAGGTAATCCTACTACTATTTATTACAGAAGTTTGTGGGAACGCAAATTTATGGTATATTGTGATAAAAATCCTAGAGTATTAGAGTGGGGGTCAGAGGAACTAATAATACCTTATCGTTTACCCACAGACGGTAGAATCCACCGATATTTTCCAGATTTCTATGTAAAAGTGAAGAGAGCAGATGGTAAACTAAGAAAAATGATTATAGAAGTTAAACCTAAAAAATATACTGTTGAACCTAAAATACCTAAAAGAAAAACTAAATCATTTGTAAGAGAAGTTTACGAGTGGGGAAAGAACACTGCAAAGTGGAAAGCTGCAAGAGAATTTTGTAGGGATAGAAATATGGATTTTGTAATATTGACCGAAGACCACCTCAATCCCAGTTATAAATATAATAAATGAGTATATTTGACGAAATATCAAAGTTAAGGAAAAGTGGTAAAGAACCATATCAATGGTATCGTAATCGCATAAAAGAACTTGGTACACCATCTCAAGCACAACTCATAAGAGATGGAAAGATAACTGGTAGAGTCAATTTTGGTGCGTTGAATATGTTTATATACGACCCTAAATTGAAAAACAAATTACCATATTATGATACATTTCCATTGGTATTACCAATAGAAAGATATAGAGATGGATTTTTAGGAATTAATTTTCACTATTTACCATATGCACTTAGAGCTAGATTATTAAGTCGTTTAGACCCAAATGCAAATTATAGTGCGTTGAAAAATGTAAGACTTGTTAAACCGACTTTGAAAAGATATTTAAATAGTAATGTTAGAAGTAGATTTAGAAAATTAGAAGAAGAAGATTTTATGACTGCAATTATGTTACCAGTACAGAGATTTAGAAAATCATCTGCAAGTAAAGTGTGGTCGGATAGTAGGAAAGCAATCTAATGGTATTTTCATTAAGAGATTTTAAAAGTTCTTTATATGGTAGAGAACAAGCACAACAAAATAGATTTGAGATATTTTTAAAGTGTAAATTATTTACTGGTGAAAGTAATCGTTATGTTAGTTTAAGAGCAGAAAATTTACAGTTTCCAGGCAGAAATATTCGTTCTGCACCAGATGAAAACATTTACGGCCCACCAAGAGAACTACCTCAAGGTGTTGGTCAATATGCAGCTTTACAAGCAACATTTTTATGTAATGCAGATATGTCTGAAAAAAGATTCTTTGAAATGTGGATGAAAAACATATACAACCCATTAAATCATAATCTAAACTATTATAACAATTACATTGGTGAACTAGATATTTTTCAAATGGGTAAAGGTAGTAATACAGTGATACCATTTAATTTTCTTGCATTTACTGGTGCAAAAGAAGAAAAGACAAGTTATGGTGTTTCAATAAAAGAAGTTTGGCCTAAATCTATTGCACCTCAAGATTTAAACCAAGCGTCTACTGAATTACAAAGAGTAACAGTTGAACTTGCATATAGAGAGTGGCACACTATCAAAGAAGAAGGTGTTGATGATAGTCTTGCAGATAAGAGTTTAAGATTAAAAGGTTCAGATATATTTATTGGGGATGATTCCAGATACAGTATCATAAGTCCTAAAGGTGTTCTTTATGATATTCTTGGTAAGTCTGGTGCGTCACCAACTGCGATTGCAACCGCTGGTTCGGCCGCAGATATAATCACTGGTGGTGTTGGTAATACTATCGGTAAATTTGTTAGATAAAGGAGTACATTATGGCTTTGCCTAAATTTGAAGTGTCAACTTATGACATAAAACTACCAATTTCTCAACTTGATATTAAGTACAGACCATACTTAGTAAAAGAGGAGAAGAATCTTATGATTGCCAATGAAACTGGTAAACAAAAAGATGTAATAAATGCAGTAAAAAATCTTATAGAAAATTGCACAAATAATACTATAAAAAGTGGTGTGATACCTATGGCAGATTTAGAATATTTATTTGTAAATATTCGTGCAAAATCATCTGGTGAAACAACGAAAGTTTCAATTAAATGTCCAGATGAAGAAAATACATATGTAACAAAAGAAATTAATCTTACTGATTTGACAGTTGATAAACCATTACCAGATAGTAATTTAGTTAGGTTAGATGATAAAATTGCAATAGAGTTTAGATATCCGTCTATTGATGATTTATCACACTTAAAAGATTTTAAAAATCCTACTATGGAAGATTTATTTAAAATTATTGTTAATTGTGTGCATAGAGTTATAGATGGTGAAAAGGTTTACGAAAAAACAGACTTCAATGAAAAAGAATCTAAAGAATTTGTTGAAAGTTTATCGTCAAACCAATTTAATAAAGTAAGAACATTCTTTGATAATATACCAAAATTATACAAAGATGTAGAAGTTAATAATCCAAACACAAATGTTTCTTCAAAAGTTAGACTGGAGGGTTTGAATAGTTTTTTTACATAGCTCTTTCTCACGATACTCTTGAGAATCATTTTAAAACTAACTTCGCAATGATGCAACATCATAAATACAGTTTGATAGAATTAGAAAATATGGTGCCTTGGGAAAGAGAAATATATGTAGGATTATTAAACGAACATATAAGAGAGGAAAATGAACAACTTAAACGACAACAACAAAATACCTAAAACAGTTGACCCAGAGGTCGCTAAAAAGGATTTGAATGGTGATGGACACATCACTCAAAAAGAACTGGAGATGGATTTGGAATTTAAAAGAAAAGAATTGGAAGATGCAGATGCTCGTAGAGATGCAATGAGAACTATGACTTGGTTCGCATTGTTGGGTATGTTATTTTATCCTAGTGGTATATTAATTACTGC